AGTCTGTCAACACCTAGTAGAGGTTATATGGCAGGATGTGGAATATCAACAGCAGGTTTAGTTTTTGGAGGTGGTACCAATAAAACAGAAGTCGAAGAATATGATGGAACATCTTGGTCAGTTACAACTAGTTTAGCTACAGGGAGAGGGGCTTTAGGAGGATCAGGTGTATCATCTTCAGCTTTAGCTTTTGGAGGAAATACAGGATCAGTTACAGCAGCAACAGAAGAATTTACAACAGCCGCTGCAACAAAAACATTTACAACAAGTTAAAAAATTATGACAACATACAAAGAAATATTTGGAAAATACGTACAGGTACTAGCGTCTGACCCTACTGCCGCAGTATCAGAAGGACAGATTTGGTATAATTCAACAACAGGAACTTTTAAATCGTCTGTAAGTGTAAATGCCTGGTCATCAGGTGGAAATTTAAATACAGGAAGACATAATTTATCAGGGTGTGGAATACAAACGGCAGCTTTAGCTTTTGGTGGATATATTACTGGAGTTGTTGATAATTCAGAAGAATATAATGGATCATCATGGGCTGAAGGAAATAATTTAAACACAGCAAGACAAAAGTTAGCTGGAATAGGAACACAAACAGCAGGCTTAGGTTGTGGTGGATATGTTCCAGGTTCAGGAGCTATTGATAGTTCAGAAGAATATAATGGAACATCTTATACAGAAGGAAATAATTTAAATACAGGTAGATCACATTTTAAAGGAGCTGGTACACAAACAGCAGGTTTGGGTTGTGGTGGATATACTACACCAGGTTTAACACTAACAGGTATAAGTAATGAATATGATGGAACTTCTTGGACAGTCGGTGGAACTATGAGTACAGCTAGATCAAACCTAGCTGCAGGTGGAACACAAACTGCAGGATTAGCATTTGGTGGAAATGCTCCTGCAATAACGGCTGCTACTGAAGAATATGGTGGAACATCTTGGACAGGAGGTGGGGCTATGAACACCGCAAGAAGAAATTTGGCAGGGAGAGGCACACAAACAGCAGGAATAGCGTTTGGTGGTCAGACTCCTACTACCACAACTGCAACAGAAACATATGATGGATCTTCTTGGAGTGTGGCAGCAGCAATGGCTATAGCTACATCAGGTCATATGGGAAGTGGAACAACTTCATTAGCCATAGCAGCAGGAGGAAATTCTGCAACAAATGTAACACAAGAACTTACCGTTGCAGACATAACAAAAACACTAACAACAAGTTGATAATGAAACAAATTAATAGTATAAGAATAACAAAGGAGTAAAAATTATGGAACTATTTATGTATGGTACCGCTACAAACACTGGAAAAGGTTTTTTTACCCATCAGGATAGACAAGACTTTTATCTTAGAGGTCATCCGGGAGACGTTTGGGTTATTGGTAAAAATGAAAAAGGCGCTCTATGGTTAGCTGCAAAAAACGGTGTTACAAAAACACACGCAGAAGCTCAAACTATTGTTACCGCTGAAGTTGAAGCGGCACAAACAGCATGGGATGCATTGTCTGACGAAGATAAACTTAGAAACGATAGACCAGGTCCAATAACACTACCTTACGCATAGGAATTTATAGTGACTGTTTATAATACAATCAGAGGACTGAAAGTTAAATATTTATCATCAGATCCTGCCACATCAGAATCCGGACAGGTATGGTATAATTCTACTACAGGTAGTTTGCGTGCTGCTGGTATTATAGGTCTTGCATCATGGTCAGCCGGTGGAAATTTAGGTTCAGCTAGAACTAATGGTTGTTCTGGTGGATTACAAAACTCAGCTCTATATGCAGGTGGAGGTTCACCTGGAGGAGCAACAGAATTATATAATGGTACAGCATGGACAGGTAGTGGTGCCATGAACACAAACAGATTTGGTCACAGAGGAGCAGGTACTCAAACTTCATATATTATGGCGGGTAATGATCCATCAACAGCAGCAGAATCTTTTAATGGTAGTGCTTGGAGTAATGAAACAGCTTATCCTACTTCAGTAAGTGGTATTGGTGCAGCTGGAACAGATTCTGCCGCAGTATTTTTTGCTGGAGGAGCATCAATAACTTCAACTTTTTATTGGAATGGTAGTGCTTGGAGTGATCAAAGTGCTGCTAACCAAGGGGGTAATGCTAATAATGGTCCTATGGGAGCTGGTCAATCAGATGCTGTATATATGAGTCCAACAGAATTAACAGGAGTACAAGGTCGGACTCAAGTTTGGGATGGTTCATCATGGACAAGTGTTGGAACTTCAAGTTTACAAAAGTCTAATAGATCAAACATGGGAACAGTTTCTACAAATTGTGTAGCTGCAGGTGGAGCAGGTGCCCCTTATTCAGTTGAATGTGAAGCATTTAATGGAACATCTTGGTCAAGTACAGCCTCTTTAGCATCACCAAAAGGAGCAGGTGGTGGAGCTGGAACAGGTTCCGCAGGTTTAGCATTTGGTGGTAATTCTTCAGGTTCACCTGACGTTACGGCTAAAACAGAAGAATTTACTGGACCCGTGGTATCAACTCAAACTGTCACAACATCATAACTTGACTTATAACTTTTAATAGTTATATTAAATCTATTCAATGAAAGGAATAAAATGACAGTAGAAAAAAGAAATATACACGATCTAATTGTAAAAGAAGCACCGAGTCTTAATAATTTATTAGATCCAAACGACGTAAAAGAATTTTCACAATTAACTAATGAGCTTAGAGATACTTGGACTAAGAAACAAGTGTTTAGAACTGAAACAGAAATGAGAATGTCTGTTCTTCAAGATGCAAAATATCCTACTAAAGCTTCTAAGTATTGGCAATGTGTTAGAGAACAAAATGTATTTTTAGAAAACTTAATGTCTCTTTCATTTGATGCTAGACGTAATGAAGTTAAATTAAAAAAATTAAAACAAAAATTAGAGACTGAAAAAGACCCTTTAAAAAGAGAATTACTTGAAATTGATATAGATGAAAAAACTTATTCAGTAGCTAACATGCAGCTAGTAGCTCGTGATAGAATGAGAGAAATTAAACTATGGTCAGTTCTTAAAAAAGAATTTAATGATGGTTCGTTTGATGACAAAGATGTTAACACTCATCAACTAGATTCGTATTATTTAATAATGAAAAATAAAGCAGAGACATTGACATCAGGTTCATCACAGCCGGAAGTGTTTAATGTATTAGGACAATTACAAACTATAGAAAGAGTTAAAAAATCAGGAGAAATGATCTATAACAAGAAAGAACAATTGACTAATGACCTTGGAGCCAAATCAGAATAAGAAACTATTTTTTTTAGTAGCACAACCTAGATCGGGTAATACTTTATTTGCAAGTATTATGAACCAAAACCCTGAGATAGCAGCTACTCCTAACTCTATTACATTAGAGATAATAAAAGATTTGTTTTTACTTAAACAAACCGATGTGTTTCAAAATTATCCGGACCATAGATCTTTGGACAATGTATTAGATTCAGTCTACGATATTTTTTATAAAGACTGGCCACAACGTATAATCATTGACCGGGGACCTGTAATGACTAAAGGTAATTTTAGATTAATTAAAAAACATTTTAAAAGACCTTTTAAATGTATTGTATTACTTAGAGATTTAATGGATGTACTAGCAAGTTATATGCAATGGTACACAGAAAATCCTGATGCATTTCCTAATAAATATGGTTTAAAAACTGATGATGAAAAACTTCGAATGATTATGAATAAAAATGGTGCTGTTGCTAAAGAACTAGAAGCAATTAAAAATGCCTACAATTATCCGGATCTATGTCACTTTGTAAAATATGATGACATGGTCACCAATCCTGAAAAAGAGTTTAGAAAAATATATAAATTTTTAGATGAGCCTTATTTTAATCATAGATTTAATAACTTGGACCAAGTAAATGTAAATGGTTTATCTTATGATGATAAAATTGTTGGTAGTAATATGCATAAACTATTTGATGGACCTGTTAGAAAAGTATATAATCCTTACATTGAAAAAATTCCAGAAGGAATTAGAAAGAATTATGAACACATTAAATTTTAGTATCTGTCCCTTAGGACAAACGGTTTTAAAGTATCAAGTACCTCTTGATGTATTTAATACTATCAACAATATTTATGAAACAAAATATCAAACTTTACCTCCAGCTAATAAACAGTTGGTAGGTAAGATTGAGAAAGAACATAGTTTATTTTATCAAGGTAAAGACACTTCAAAAATGCATCACCACAATACGTTAACTAATAATGTATTACAATGGATTGATAAAACTATGGATCATTATTTAAATTTTAATAAAATTAAAGGATATAAAAAATCTTTAAATTCTATTTGGGTTAATCAAATGTTTGAGCATGAATATAACCCAGTGCACGTGCACCAAGGAAGTTTACATACAGGTCTATCTAGTGTAATGATTTTAAAATTACCAAAATCTTTTGGAGTAGAATACTCTTCAGAACACTTTCCAATGAATGGTATGTTACAAATAATGGGAAATGCCTCTGGGCAGTTTGCATGTATGGATTATTCTCCTAATATTGCTGAAAGAGATTTTTATATTTTTCCTTATGATGTTAGACATTGTGTTTACCCTTTTAATGGACCAGGATATAGAAGAACGTTGTCTGCAAACATGGATGTAAGTTACAATCCAATTACGAACAGGGGAAGAAATTAATGTACGAAAATACAATTATAACTGAACCTAAATGGAAAAATTGGGTGGTGAGAACTACAACACCATTGTTTACACCTGAACAATGCAGACAGATTATTGAATCTGGAAGATCACAAAAACCGCGAACAGCAAAAGTGTTTACAAATAAAACAGGGGGTTCAACCGATACAAAGAAAAGAGTGACAACCATTAGTTGGATACCGTTTAAAGAAATGGGACATATGTATCGGGATTTAAATGCATTTATTCAAAAAACAAATGAAAATCATTTTGGTTTTGAAGATGTGAGAGTTACAGAAAATGCTCAGTTTACAGAGTATCCTGTTGGAGGATTCTATGATTGGCATATGGACTGTGATGTTGATATGAGTCATGAGCCACCAGTTAGAAAAATATCAATGACTGTTTTGTTAAACGATCCCGCTGAATTTGAAGGTGGAGAGTTAGAACTTATGGGGCCCGGTAAATTTGCAGAACTTAAACAAGGTCATGCAATTTGTTTTGCATCATTTTTAAATCATAGAGTTAATCCAGTAACTAGAGGTATGAGGCAATCTCTTGTTGTTTGGTTTGGAGGTAAAGCTTTTAGATGATTAGAGAAGAATTTTTTCCTACAAGTGTTTTTGGTAAAGACATAAAATTAGATAATGATAAACTAGCACAAGACATTATTAACTGGTCTAACCAAGATCAAGGGGTGCAGAAAACAAATTACAAAGGATGGCATTCTACAACCGACATGGCATCAAAGCCGGAGTATCAACCCTTAGTTAACGAACTAATGATTATGTGTAAAGATATGTTTAAAGAAGAATGGTTAGATAGAGAACCCATCCTTGGTAATATGTGGGCTAACATAAATCCTAAAGAAGGAATGAACCAACCACATATACATTCCAATGCATTGTTTTCTGGAGTTTATTATATTAAATCAAACCCACAAGCTGGCAGACTTAAAATATATGACCCTAGACCAGGAGCACAAATAGTAATGCCTGTAAGATTAGAGGGTAAACCTCCTAAACATTTATGGAGAGATGCAAACCTTGATCCTATTCCAGGACGTATTATAATGTTTCCTGCTTGGTTATGGCATTCAGTAGAACCTAATCAATCAAATGATTTAAGAATATCAGTAAGTTTTAATTTTATACAACATGGCTTTTAATAAATATCAAGTAATCAAAGGTGCTGTTAGCTACGAGCTAGCTAATTTTATATTCAACTACTTCCTACTTAAACGAGATGCAGTTAAATGGATGTATGATAATAATATTACTTATGATACAGGGATGTTAGGTACATGGACAGATGCCCAGATTCCAAACACTTATTCTCATTATGCAGATCCAGTAATGGAGACCCTATTAATGAAAGTATTACCAGTCATGGCTCAGGAAACGGGGCTACAATTAGTACCAACATATTCCTATGCAAGAATATATAAAAATGGTGATAAATTAAAACGACATAAAGACAGACCCAGCTGTGAGATATCTACAACAATAAACTTGGGTGGTGATCCATGGCCTATATTTATAGATGACACAGGTGCTGATAATGTTATTGATGAACATAATAATATACATAAACCCAATGCACCAAAAGGCACAAAAGTCCTGCTTGAAGTTGGTGATATGCTAGTATATAGTGGATGTGAATTAGAGCATTGGAGAGAACCTTTTGAAGGAACTACTTGCGGACAAGTGTTTCTTCATTATAACCATGTAAATGGTCCTTTTGCAGAAAAGAATAGGTTTGACAAAAGACCGATGTTAGGTGTTCCACCAATAAGGAATACATAAATGGAGTTATATGTTACAAAAATTAGGTTTTGCACCAGGGTTCAACAAACAAGTCACAGAGACCGGGGCTGAGGGACAATGGTTTGATGGTGACTTTGTTCGTTTTAGATACGGAAGCCCAGAAAAAATAGGTGGTTGGTCTCAACTAGGTGACGATAAACTAACAGGTGTTGCAAGAGCTATTCATCATTGGGATGATAATGCTGGTGTTAAATACGCAGCAATAGGTACTAGTAGTATTCTTTATGTTTTTTCAGGTGGTGTATATTACGATATTCACCCTATTAGAAAAACTATAACTGGAGCTGATTTTACAAGTACATCAAGCTCAACAACAGTTACAATAACGTGTGGTACTGCTCACGGTTTATTACAAAATGATATCGTAATGTTTGAAACAGTTAGTGGATTAAGTGGTTCAACATTTAGTAATGCTACATTTGAAGATAACAAATTTATGGTTACTTCTGTAGTTAGCAGTTCAGTTTTTACAATTACAATGGCGGTTCAGGAAACAGGGACACCAGTTACAAATGCAGGATCTACTTCTGTTTTATGTTATTACACAGTAGGACCAGCACAACAGTTAGGTGGTTTCGGTTGGGGTACAGGTTTATTTGGTGGTACAGTTTTAGGCGCAGCAACTACAACATTAGCTTCTACTATTAATGATGCTGTAACTGTTATTCCTTTAACAGATTCGTCAGCATTTTCATCTTCAGGTACCATACAAATAGGGACTGAATTTATTTCTTATACAAATAATAATACCACAACAAATATTTTAAGTGGGGGAGCAAGAGAAGTTAATGGTACAACTAAATCAGCACATAGTGCAGGAGTTACAATTACAAACATAACTTCATACGCAGGTTGGGGTAGTGCATCTTCTACTGACTTTACTATTGACCCTGGTTTATGGGTTCTTGATAACTACGGTACAAAATTAATTGCTCTTATATATAATGGTGCGTGTTTTGAATGGGATGCTTCTCCTTCAAATGCAACATCAATTAGAGCAACAGTATTACCTAATGCACCAACAGCGTCACGTCATGTATTAGTTTCAACACCCGATAGACACTTAGTATTTTTTGGAACAGAAACAACAGTTGGTGATACAACAAGTCAAGACGATATGTTTATAAGATTCTCGGACCAAGAAAATATTGATCAAACAGATTCTTATACAGTAAGAGCTGAAAATACTGCGGGCACACAAAGACTTGCAGATGGTTCTAAAATTATGGGAGCTATTAAAGGTAGGGATGCAATTTATGTGTGGACCGATACTGCATTATTCTTGATGAAATTTGTAGGACAACCATTTACTTTCTCCTTTGAACAGGTAGGAACTAACTGTGGATTGTTTGGTAAGAATGCATGTATGGAAGTAGATGGTTCTGCTTATTGGATGTCAGAGAATGGTTTCTTTACTTATGATGGTCAACTACAATCTATGCCATGTCTAGTAGAAGATTATGTTTATGATAGTATCAATGATACCTCGAGAGATCTAATTAACTGTGGACTAAACAATTTGTTTGGAGAAATTAATTGGTTTTATCCTAGTGAAAGTTCTGATGAAGTAGATAGAGTAGTGACTTATAACTATTTAGATTCATCAGCTAAGCAACCGATATGGACAACAGGTAGTTTAGCTAGAACTGCTTGGCAAGATTCTGCTGTATTTAATAGACCACACGCAACCTATTATGGATCAAACGATGATGCTTCTTTTGATGTTACTGGTAATACGCAAGGTAGTACGATATACTATAACCAGGAAACAGGGACTGACCAAGTAAATGCCGGTAACATTGCTACAGCAATACCAGCGTTTATAGAATCAGGAGACTTTGACATTACACAAAAAAGAAGTAACACAGGTCAAGCTGTGGGTACACCAGATCTTAGAGGAGATGGAGAATACATTATGAGAATAAGTAGATTTATACCTGACTTTATTACACAGACTGGTGACACTAAAGTTAGTTTCACAACAAGAGCT